ATGATATTGCTAACATCAAAGATGTCTTGGAAGTTCAAGATGAGCCAGAAATGGACGAAGATGAGGATCTTGAAGACGAAGATAACAACTAATCTTTTTTATCACCCTCGATCTTTTTTGGGTCGGGGGTGACATCTATAATCTGTGAGTAATCATCTTCTATCTTTTTCATTCTTGCCTCTAATTCTTCTAACGACATATCGTCTAATTTACCGGTTTTAATAATCTTCCTATCTATATATAAACCTGCAGCTTTACCTCTGTTTGTTTCTGCATTCACTGCTGATGAAAAGCTTCCCTTTTTTAAAGCTGCTTCTTTTATTCTTGATAACTCAGCTACGTGGTTCTCGTAGTTAACTTCAAATTTTTTAAGTCTTTCTTGTTTCAGCTTGTCTACATACTGAACTACAAGTGGTGATAGTCTTGGGTTTAATAACTCTGATCCCTCTGATCGAGCTCTCTTTTCGCTGTAACCTGCAAGTTTCGCTGCTTCTGTTTGAGATACTGGTCCGTCAGGTCCACCAAATACTATGTATTCTGCGAACCTTTTTTGCATTTCAGTTAATCTTTTTGGTACTCCCATATTGACAATTTAAGGTAACACTCCTATAATGTCAAGTATGATGACTAATAAAGATATAGAGGAGTTTAATAAACAAATGGAAAAACTAAAAAATGAGTCTAAGCCTATGACTATGGAAGAAGAGTATAGAAACGCAGATGTGCCTATGCCCGATGACAGAGGAAGTAATGATTTAGAGAAGAGAATAGAAGAGCTAATGAGGATAAGTTTATCTCATCAAAATTTAAATGCTGACTTGAGAAAAGAACTATTGTTTATGAAAAAGAAGTGCGAGCATTTTGAGTATATGTACAATCAGCTTAAGAAAGAAAGGGAAGATTTACATAAAAAAGGTGAAAGTATGTTAAGTGAGTTTAGAAATAAGGGTGATGTTTAATGTTTGTTAAACATTTACAACAGTACCTAGATAAATTCACAGCGGGAGAAGGTGGTAGACGAGGTAATGCCGTCAGTAATGCTAGGATATATATTATGACAGAGAAAGGTTTCCTTGAAGAGATTAAACGTATTGAAGTCCACGAAAACAATAAACCTGGTGATTCTTCTATCCGTGTAGTTTTAAAACCAAACAAAGAGGAATTAATTATAATGCCTCCAGGATATATCAAAGACTATTAATTATTTTTTCTTTCTTCGTCTAATCGGTAAGGTAAACTCTTTAACAACTTCGTTGCCTCGTTTGTTTGTCCACTCTCCTGTTATTATCTTGTCTTCCCCAGATTGTGCTTCGGCAGAACGGAGAGCTTTTTTCAAACTCCTCGCTTGCACTTCAAATTCTTTGCTGCCTGTGAATTTATAGGTTCTCATCCAATTAACATGTCTCCATCTATAATTTGTATATCATGATCTTGGGCTAAAGATCTAGCTTTGGGACTAAATTTACTCGATGACATAAAGATTTTTACTTTTTTAAACTCAGACGTTTCTTCATTACAAGCTGTTATAAAATCTCTCATTTCCCCTGGAGGTATAGGCTTCAGCCAATGTTTACATTGAACAATCGCATATAAAGTTTCTTCATTATCTAAAATTTTTATTGCCCTAATATCAATACCGCCATCATAATTATTAGAATTTTTAATACTGTATCCTTGCTTCTTCATATATTCTTTACAATATTCCTCAAAACCAACAGGGGATAGTTGATCAATTTTTTGAGCTTCTGATATTTCTTTATTGTCGTAATAAAATAAACCATTCAAAGCTGTGTTTCTGTATATTTTTTCACGTTTAGTCATGTTATGACCCCACTCGCTTTCTCTCACAAAGGTGAAACCAGCTGGAATATAAATATCTAAACGTTTGGCTAATAATAATTGTTTTTTTGATGGTTTTTTATCTGTGGTCAGTCGTCTAGTGTGAGCTCTCCTTGTGCCACTAAATTGTCTGCTTTCGCTAAAAAAGTCTTTTTCTTTTTTAATCTGTGTGCGATCTGTATTTCTTCTATATCGAACTCTTGGAAAATAAACATGATACACAGAGTTTGTTTTACTACCAAAAGGCTTTCGTCTCCCTTGGTATTGCATGCTGCTATCTCTTTCAATCAAAACTTTAGCGTCACGTATACATGTTGCTAACTTTGTGTAAATCTCTTGCATACACTCATTAGAAAAGTTTTCATTAAATTTTAATTCATCAAACAGCTTGTACTGGAAGTCCCACGTTTTTTTATCAAATACCTCAATGAGATATCTTTCTTTATCATCAAAGATAACCATTGTTATAAAATCTTCATACTCCCTAAACTTTATGGCACTAAAAACAAGGTCATGTAGTAATTCAAACACACCGTCATGAGGCATAAGATAACCGGTTTGATTGTTTTTTATTTCTTCTAAAATATGTTTATCTTTAAAATCAAAACTTTTTTTACCAAAAGGATTATCCCGTTGCATTTCGGGTCTACGAACCATAGAATATGAAAAGTAATTTTCTACCTTTTTATCCCAAAAATTCATATCATTAATAATTTGTGAGTTTCTCATGAGTAAAGGGTAATTTTTAGTATTTGTGATACCTGTAAACAATTCGAATAAATTAACCCGTTGCCAATATAAAAGATTATCAACTAAACTCTTATCTTTTGTTTCAATAAGCTTACCATTTGGTAATGTTTCACCATTATTGGTATGTGAGTAAAGCAAACCAAATTTAATCATTAGTCCCCTACAATAAATTTTGTATTTAGGAGCAACTATCTCTTTAGGTATGTTGTTCATACGAGATAATTCAATTTCAAAATGGGGGTAGACATATTTAAAATATAATTTTTTTAAATCCTCAACAGACATGTTTATATATTTGTTTAATAATTTCCAATGTGATCTTTGAAACGGTAATTTAGGTATAGCATGCATAAAATTAGGAATTTCCATTAGCGCTGCCTCGTGGCCAACTTTTATTAATTCTTCCTTATTCATGTGGTCACATAAATTTTTAGGTATTTCTCCCTTATTCATGGCGTACATCATATGATTAATGTGGCTTGATGCATTTATACTATCCATAAAATATTTTAATTTACCTGAAGGCAGAGGGCGTATAGGTCCTCTTTCAGCTATATCGTCTCTAAACCTTTTTATTAAATTATTGAGTTTAATATTGTTTTTAATAACTAATTTAGTTGCCTTAGTTTTGTGCATTTTAGGGACAACGATGTATAAAGTCACTTTGTCATTAAAACATTTATCCGTCCAATCTATTTGGCCATGATTTTTAAAAGAGATTTCCTGTATGTTATTTTCATGAAACTGAGCATTAGATATCATGGTCATTATCATTTTACCTTTTATTAAATTTTTATCGGTGCCATGAGTTCCAGATATTCTTAAAGTTAGATTAGACCACATTTCTTTTTTTATGCCGTTCGCAACTAAAAGTATTCCGTCTTTATATGGTTTTGCAAAAAGATTACCTACATATTTTGGTGTTTCTGAGTGTTCAAAATAATCTATGTCCTCACATTTAGGCAGCATAAGATGAATATAGGGAACCGAGTCTACTTTAAAGAAACTTTTGTATGGTTTGTAGTTTTCTTTATCTGTTCTAACATTTTCTTTTGTCCATTTTTCGTGTGTATCTTGACCCGCTTTAAGATGATCTACAAGGCTCCCTCTAATATTTACTCCCTCCTGTTGTAAAACATCAGGTGTAAAAGTTATTTCTTCAAGCTCAGGTCTAGATAAACACTCTTCTTGAAATCTTTCGTTTTCTTGGCGCATGAGAGCTTTTCTTTTGTGTTCTTTTTCTTGTTGATGTTCAGAGTAAATTTTATCCAACATTTTTGTTTTTTCTCCAGGGAATTTACCTGCCCAATCCATAGCCTTTCTTGCAAACTTTTTTCTTTCTTCTTCACTTAAGCTTCCGTCTGCTACTTTTGCCTTTAAATTTTCTAGTTTTTGTCTTTCTATTGGTGTCATTTTACTTCTTCATATTCTCTTCTTCGTTTACTTCCTTTTGATATCTAATCATAAGGTCTGCTATTTTTGTCATAGCTTTCATCATACTTTCGCCTTGATACTTATCATTTTCCGATTGTACAGATTTATTTACGATCGCCTGTAGATCCCTTATGACTTGTTTCATAACAAATATTCTGCTTGAGCTTGAAGCCGATCTATGTAGATCAGTTATCATAGTTAATTGTTCTTGTAGTTCGTTGTTCATTTGATACTCCTTATAAATTGTGGTTGATATTTAAGTTTTCGTTCTTCTTGTTCTTCAAGAAACTGCTCCCAACTGTCTGCGCTTGTGGTTTGAATATCGTTATATTCATCTATCAGTAACTCGGGGTGGCAACCATTATCCACCATGTCTTGAAGTTCTTTTAGTCTTTTATCTTTCCAGTTCATATTTCTTTTATTATTTTATATTTTATTTTGGAATAATAATATTTAAACTTTGAAGGTTTAGATTTTATATATTCGTCCAAAGCTAG